TTCGAGGATGAGAAAGGGCTGGCTCAGCAGGCTGATGCTTTCGAGTTTGCCTGTGAGTTGCTCCGGACCGGCGTAAAGCCTTCTGTCGTATTCGGGACTGTTGCCGGCAAAGAAACTGCTCCTGACGGGGGCACGTTCGAGGCCGGGAAGGACCCCGTGCGTGATGCCCTGAAGGATCAGTACGAGGCCGCAAGGGATAAATAAGGTTTTCGGCCGTGCCTGACGGCCGGGATTGCTCCGGATGTCTTCCGTGGGGGTTGGGCTCCGGAGCGGGATTTCATACACTCAAAATCTACTACGACTATGTTTCTTCATCAGATTTCTGGAGGTGATCCTGTCACCTCGATGGTAATTAATAATCTGCGCAAATATTGCCCTGTGCTTGATTACCTGCACTTCTTCCGTCAGCCAGGAAGCGGTGCTCATGAGCGTTTCGGTGACGATATCGATGGTACGTTCGCAACCAGGACGATCGGAACCGATTTCAGTGCGCAGGCTGTAAGCCCCAATTATGGGGACTTCGCGCTCAAGATCATCGGTAAGAACGTCACTCTCGATACCGCATTCGAGGAGCGCGGCGGAGATGTCCCAAGTGAGTTCCAGACCAAGCTGAAGAACTGGTCAGAGAACGCCGGGCGCAACCTGATGTACTACCTGCTCGATGGCGACAGTGACGCGGACAACGGCGCGACGCCTCCGGTGAACCTGAACCAGTTTGACGGCTTGCGCAAACATATCGCAACACTGGTGACTGCCGGTGATACCACTAGGGTGATTTCGCTTGGGTCAGCCGGCCTTCAGGTTACCCTTGGTAACGACAACACGGCCAGAACTGCCCAGCAGAAGTTCGTCGAGGGCATCGATGAGCTTATCGGTTCCATCGATGGAGGTGCGGACCTGCTGCTGATGGATAACAAAGTGTTGACCAGGTTGTCAACTGTGGCCAAAGAGCAGTGCCAGATCACCCTGAACCAGTTCGGAACGAAAATCGGAAACTATAACGGTGTGCCGATTGTGCCGACGCACACCAACTATGATGGTTCACGCATCATCCCGTTTACCGAGCATGTCGGCGCCTCGACAGACTGCGGCTCGGTCTTCGCGTTCAAGTCTGCTGAAAAGGCTCACCTGACGGCCATGACCACCAGCGTGGGTCTCAAGGTGTATCCGATGGAGAAAGTCGGCCAGCTCTATCAGCACATGGTACAGTTCCAGATGGACATGCAGCCGCTGTCGAAGCGCTGTGTGGCAAAACTTGCTGGGGTGCGCCTCTGATGCAGTACACGACTCTGGAACAGCTGCAGGGGTCTATGCCCCTGCAAAAGATCATTGAGTGCTGCGACGATTATGGCGCGGGGGTGCTCGATGATGCGGCGCAAGCAAACCTTGAGGCTGCCAATACTGCGGCTGTGTCAGAGATTCACCTTCGGTGCCGGGGCTTGTACTCGGTGCCGTTTGATCCGGTGCCTGCTGAAATTGCGTATCTGGCGACTGAGCTGACGAAGGTGCATCTCTATCTCCGTAGGACCGGTGAGGATGTCCCGGAGTCGATTACGGCGCTGCACAAGCGTTTGGGTGATCAGCTCAAGGGGATCTCGGAGAATACGTTCCGGATCGATGCGGGGAGTCAGGACGATGTAGCATCGGCTCAAGGTCCGAGAGTGAGCGCTACGATGCAGAGGTTTCCTCAAGGATTCACCGGGTCGTTGCTGGACCACTGAGCAGCTACTTCTCGATAAACGGCCCAGGAGGGGAAAAGTGGTTGGTGAACGGGCCGTTCGGTGGAGTAAGGGACGAAATGGGCTGTTAAACGCCCGTTCAAGCGTATTAAACGTATTTGGCAGGGTCATTTGATCATCATTTTATCGATTCCAGCGTTATGCCTCATTTTTCACAGCTTTCCGCGTCTCGCATCGCCGGCATTAATCCGGATCTTCAGAGGGTCTGCAATGAGGTCATCAAGCATTTCGATGCGGTCGTGTTGTGTGGGTATCGAACAAAGGCGGAACAGGATGCTGCTGTGGCGTCCGGTAACAGTAAAACGCTGTGGCCGGCCAGCAAGCATAATTCTCAGCCGAGTCGGGCTGTCGACATTGCTCCTTTCGATCGTCCGGAAGCTCCGGTTGACTGGAAGGATCGGGAGCGGCTGACCTTGTTCGCCGGGGTTATGCTTGGTATTGCTGAGATGATGGGGATTTCTCTCCGCTGGGGCGGCGATTGGGATCAGGATACAAGGGTTGCGGACAACACGTTCGATGACCTGGTGCATTTCGAATTGTCAAACTGAAGGATGGGATCAATGAGAAAGATTTATGTGTGGGCGGTGGCTTTGCTGATGTCCTTGATGGCGGGGTGCAACTCGCTCGGCGTCGTGCAGCCGAAAAGCTTCGAGGAACGATATGCTATTGCGCTGGCGGTCAACGCCTCGGTGCGGACGGCGACGGCGCAGGCGGTGGTGTCGAAAGCCATCAGCAAGGAGGTCGGCCAGAAGGTACTATCGGGCACTGATGCGGTGAGGGTGCTATTGGATGAGTCGCTCGATGTTGTTGGCCAGGACGTTGCTGAGGCCAAGTTATATGAGGCGCTTGATCTGGTGGCCAAGATGCAGCAATTACTGAAAAGCAATGGCGTGGAGGTGCCTGGATTATGATAAATCTGTTCGAAACGATCGAGGCGCTGCTCGCGACCGGCAGCCGGATTCTGGCCATAGTGTCGAAGGCTGTTGGAGTTGTGAAGATGGCTCAGGCGGAAGGGCGTAAGCCGACAAAGGCGGAACTCGATTCGATCAGGGCGCTTGATGACGAGTCAAGGAATGACCTGGTCAAGGCGCTTGAGCGCGTGAATGTACTGAAGTAACTCTGAGAAGAACCTCGCGAATTGGACGGCATCAATAAGACGACTTGTGGAGCATCAGAAATGACGGGACAGATCGAACAGATCGAATTGGGCATCATCGAGCGGCTTGGCGCTGATATCGATGGGGTTGACCCGATTACTCGTCAGAGGGCGACGATTGATGGTGGCTCGGTTGCTGCGCCGGTACAGATCAAGTCGTATCCGGCGATCCCGAGCGAGTCGTCGCTGAAGTCGCTGTCGGCTTCCGGGGCTCTGCTTGTGAGGTATACCGGCAGCCGGTACGGAAAAGCCCGAAGCGGGACAGGGTTTTTCGTCCAGGACAGGACAATGCTGTTTGAGGTCGTCTGCGTTTCGGAGTCGCTCCTTCCGGCAAGTATGGCGTCCGGAATTTACCGGATGCTGGATCTCGCAGCGCTCAGGTTGATCGGGTTTCGCCCGGATGGTGCGGTTGGCGATATCGAGCTGGTGCAGGATGATTACCTGGCTGAAACGAAAGGGACCTGGGAATATGGCGTCGTTGTGGCTGTAAAAACTCAGACGAGAAAACCGTGATGGCAACCGATACATCATTCGCCCCAGCGGTTATCAACACGGGTTGTGTCGTTGGGGATGATTTCTCTATGGCGTTCCTGTTTTACGACAAGGATGACGCGATTGTCGATATCACGGATGCTGACGCCGGGATCTTGCTGATGACGTCGTCGGGGACGCCGGTTATGGTGGCGACGCTTACTGATGGCCTGACGATTGCGGAGGTCGATGCCGGTGATGATGTATTGCCGATCGGATTGCATTGGACTATCGACAGGGTTGATACGGCCAAGCTGTCCCCAGGCATTTTACGGTATAAGGTCGTGATTATGCTCGATGGGATGCGCAAGACGCGCATCAAGGGCACTTTTGTTGTGGAGGCGTGATGGCTGAGATCGCAAAAATCGTTGTTGTTGATCCGGGCCCGGCCAGAATTGCTGTGTACCCGGGTGGCGCTCGCGGGCTTCGTGGTGACGAGGGTAAGCGTGTGGAGTTCCAGAAGAGCGCGACGCATTTGCAGTGGCGGTTCATAGATGCTGAAGAGTGGACGGACTTGGTCGCCCTGGTTGATATCACCGGGACGAAAGGTGACGACGGCAAGCAGGTTGAGTTCCAGAAGAGCGCGACGCACGTTCAGTGGCGGTTTGTCGGATCGGAGGCGTGGGCGGACTTGGTCGCCCTGGGTGATATCGCCGGCACAAAAGGTGATGAGGGCAAACGTGTGGAGTTTCAGACGGGCGAGACGCATCTGCAGTGGCGATACGTTGGAGACCAGGCGTGGACAGATTTGGTGGCGCTCTCAGAAATTACTGGCCTTAAAGGTGATCAGGGTCCGTCAGGGATGACATTCCTCGGATCGATTACGACGGTGAGTGGCACCAGCCGATCAATCTCAAACCTTGATCTTACTCCATATAAGTTCCTCTGGTTTATCTATCAGGCGGTCTCGTTTACATCGACCGGAACGTACTTGATGTTTGACGGCGTGTTGGGGATTGGATCGCTGTCGTCAGACGCGACGCACTCGATCTATGGAGAAGGAAGGATAGAGCTGTCTACCGGTTTTGTTACCGGGCACTGGGACCGTATGAGCTCCCCGACAGTTCAGGCGGCAAACGGGGTATACAGTGGGATGACAAGTTACCGGTCTTCGTCGACGACAATCACGTTCTCGTCGTCAACGACGGCAACGTTTGATGGCGGTGAAATCAGGCTGTACGGGTTGCGATGAACAACACTCCTTACGTGCATATCATCACCGATGCGGTTACTGGAGAGGATACGGTAATCCCGATGACCGCTGACGAGGTTTCGGCATTACAGACGTCGCCGGCGTCGATCGATCCTGATCCCGTTGACTCGATGATGGTTGCTGAGGCGCTGAGAGAGCGTTATGGGTGGTCTGAAACGGATGTCAATCAACTATTCACGGCGGCGAGTCAGTTATGAGTGCTCATGTTCAGTCACAGCTTTTCGAGCTGGTTGTCGGGCTGGTAACGGGGCTGACGACGACGGGGACAAATGTGTTCCCCGGGGTCGAGCATCCGGAGACTCCTGATACGATGCCTGGCATTACTGTGTCGATCAGTGATTCCCGTTTTCTCAGCGGGTCGCTGGATTCGACGGTTAAGGAGTTCGACCTTGAGCTTGGCTATTACGCGCCAGGTGATGACGTGGCGGTGACGACTCAGATCTCGATGGAGGTGGCCGCAAGGCTGTATGGCCCTGGCGGGATATCGGCGGGGGTCAGTTACGGAGGATCGTCTCGGAAGTATAAGCCAGATGCGGCGTATAAGCATACGGTGCTTTCTGAGGTGTACAAGATACACTTCGAGACGGCAGACGGTAATGATGGTGTGGTATACTAATCGCAACGGCCGCTGGGTAGTGGCCAATAATATGGAGGATGGTAATGGCAAAGGCGCAAAATCTTGATCACGGAGCTGATCGAGCTCCTGAAGCGGCGGAAACGGGATCTCCTGTTATCACGGATGTCCCGGTGGTGCCGGTGGTACCTGCGGAGGAAGTCAGGTATGTGAATCTTGTCCATCCGGCATCAGGGGAAGTGTGCAAGACCTATGACTGGGTCGCCCCGCAGCTGATTGCGCAGGGGTGGACGGAAGCTGAGAAGTAAGCTGAGAAGTAAGCTGAGAGGTAACAAATACATTAAAACAAAACTGAATTGTCATGGCAAACCCTACGACTACTAATCTTACCGAGATCTACATCGCGACCAACAAGGTCAAACGAGTCACTTCGGCGACGCTGACGTTCCCGGAGCGGCCGGTAGTGAAGAGTGATGAGCTCACGGACGGAGCCCCTGAGGTGCTTGGACTTGGATCGGTCACTGAACCGACAGGCTTCGAGTTTGAATGTGAACTGGATCCTGCCGATACAACCGGACAGGTTGCGTTGATCGCGGCTCACAGGGCCGGGACATCTGTGGCATCGGTGGAATACCATGAGAATGGCAAGAGCACCGGAGCCCCGAAAGTGTCCGGAGCGGCCTATGTCACGAAGATCCCCGATGTGGGGTCAAGCGGTAACAATAACAAATCACGGAAAGGCAAGTTCAAGCTGACGTTCGTTACTGCGACTGTCGGCGTGTCGACATAATCTGCCGGCCGAGACTTGTAAATCAATCGTAAACGTAAAATCAACCTAGTTATGAGTGCAAGTGCATTTAATGAGATCGCCGAGTTGATGGGAAAGCTCGGGATGCAGGACGTTATTGTCCCTGAATGGGGCCGCAAAGTCTACTTCTACCCGCAGGCGGCTCATGAGGTCGCCCTCTCTCGAAAGCTGATCGATCCGGATGCTCCGATGGCGGAGTTAAATGTGGCCTTGGTCTGTATTAAAGCACTAACCGAGGACGGCACAAAGATGTTCAGTCCGGAGAATCTCGGGGAAATGCTGCATTGGAAGTGCAGCAAGGTCTTCGACCATGTCGCAGAAAAAATGAGGGCCGCTACGACGGTAGCGGAGGCAAAAAAGCCCTCGCCAGTCACCCAGAAATAAGGCTATGGGTTGAGCTTGCTGTCGAGATGGAAAAACCGATCGCGTGGGTGATGGAGAATATCCCGTACGAAGATCGGAACTATCGATTAGCATTGTACGAACTACGAAAGGAAGAGTCAGGAAATAACAACGACGAATGAGCAACGAGTTTAAAATCAAGATAGACTTTGAAACCGCGGTCAATAACGCGGGTGCTCAGGATGTGGCTGGATCCTTTCTTTCGGTGGATGAGAGTTTAAAATCGATCAAGGGATCGGCGGCTACTGCAGAACAGAGCATCAGCTCTCTGCAGAGTGCTGCCGATCGGCTTGATGGATCTATGGCAAAGGCGATGGAATCGCTGGTTCCTGCAAAGGCGATCACGGACCTGCAGGAGATGAGATCGTCTGTTGATGGTGTTGGTGCGTCGCTTGTGAAGATGTCGTCTGCAACGGGCATTGATAAGCTCGAGGCCGACTTGCGGTCTCTTGCCCAAGCTACAGACGCGTATGCGTCTCGGGTAGGAGAGGTGTCGAATGTGTCTGACCGGCTCTATGGTGTTGAACGAACTGCGAAGATGGCGGCGGATGCCATGTCGCAGATTAAGGTTCCTGAGTCGTCCTCCTATTCCCTGAATGATCTCCAGAAGAATATTGCCGGCTTACAGCAAGACCTTCGTGGCGTTGTTGACCTGATGCATTCCGTCCCTGTGGACAGCGATATGTTTAAGGCTATGGGTGACCATGCGGAGCGCTTGACGATGCAGATCGCGTCTGCGGAACGGGAGTACAAGACTTTGGGCGGGTCGGCCAGTGCTGCAATTGGCGGCATCGGCCAGAAGGTTGACCACGTTACGGGGTCGAGCGTCTACCTGCTGCAGAATATGGGCAGGATTATCAGTGATATGCCGTATGGACTAACTGGTATAGCTAACAACCTTGAGCCATTTGCAGAATCGTGGGCGAAAGCAACAATAGAGGCCGGGGGAACCGGGAATGCGATCAGGGGGGTATTGTCTCAGCTTGCCGGCCCGAGGGGCCTTGCTATGGTTGGACTGCCTATTCTGACGTCGTTTGCATTGATGTTTGGCGGAGATATCGTTAAAGCGATTATGTCGGGAGAAAGTAAGCTTGACGAGTTCAACCGCAAGCTTGCTGATATCAAGTCGGCAGTACCTATTCAGGATATCATTGCTCAACGTGGGCTTGAGGGGGCTGCCTTGGTGACGCTGGAAATTTCCCAGACTGAGCGTAAGCTCCGTGAGTTGATTATGACTCAAGCGGAATACGATGGGCGGTTCAAGCAAGGTGGAGCATTTTCTCACGTAATCTCTTCTTGGGAAAAGTTCAATGTTCTCTTGCTGCGCACCAGGATGTCAATGCTTGGGGCGAATTCTGCCGATCTTGATAGGGTAGAGGCTGAGTCTCTGAAGAAAAAAGCGGCTGCTGTCGATAATGCAAAGAAGATCATCGATGAGGCAATAAAGGGAGAAAAGGCATACAGTAAAGAGCGCTATGAGCAGGCTTATCTGGCTATCGGTTATGATAAAAAAGCGGCTGAATCGTCCGCTGAGTTGCTTGTCGAGATATCATCAAGTCACGGTAAGATTGCAAAGCTTGAGAATCAGCTCACTCTTGATAAAGAGAAGGAGTCGAAGAGGCGCATAAAGCAGGCTGATCAGGAGGTGTCTTCGATGAAGGCAGCTGATCGTGCTCTCGAAGAATCTACCATCTCGGCTGATCGTGCACTCGGGAAGGCCGGGAATTCGTCGGTTACGTTGTCGAAGGCAACAGAGACGCTGGCAGCGCGAACAAGTGAGCTTGAAAAAATAGAGGCGCGGTCTGCTGTTACCCTGGATGAGAAGAAGAAGAAGACTGAAGATCAGAATGACGCAACAAAGCGTCTTAATGAGGCCTTTTCACTGCATAAGACCATTCAGGATGCTGTAAATGCGTCGAGCCAGAAGGCTGAAGAGTTCCTCGATAAGCAGGTGGGCAAGACGCTTTCTGTCGCTGAGGCGACGACGGCATATCATGAGGCGTTAAGCGCACTCTATCGGTTCCGTGCGGATCATCAGGACGCGACGAAGATGACGCAGGAGGACGCGAAAAAGGAAACTGAGCTGGTTAAGGGCGCGACATCGGCGTATGAAATCCAGGGCGCTGCTGTACGTCATGCGGCGGATGTGCACCGGGACGAGATGAAGAAGATTACCGTCGCGGTTGATGCTGCGGGTGATGCTTTTGAGGCGATGAGTGGCCGGTCGATCAAGGGGCTTGATTCGCTGAAGACTGCGATCAAGTCGTTCAAGGATGATAATGGTAAAGGTGACCTTGCCGGGTATCTCGGTGTGGCAAGCTTCCTCGGCCAGAATATTGGTGGAAAAACAGGGAACGCTATAACGGCATCGTCCAGCTCGGCTCTGGCAGCGGCGTCGGTTACGGGCAATCCGTACGTCATCGCCGGCGCGGCGATTATCTCGGGAATCTCGTCGCTGCTTGGCGGCGATGATGGAAAGGCCAATCGAAACCAGAATCGCCAGTCGATTTACAGCAATATCGTGCAGTCGGCGTTGAGTGGCGGAACGACGTCGCTCCGGCTGTTGCAGTCCGGTGGGTACTCGTATTCCGGGGTGGCAAATGAGGCCGATATTTTCACGCGGACCGGATCTCGGTTGCTTGAAGATCGTGGATCTGCTGGTCTTACGACACTGCAGGAGATGGTGTCGGCGCTCGATCAGGCCGGGAAGACGGTTAAGGAGTTTGCGACGCCGGCAATGTTGCGGGATCTTGAGACCGCCAAGACGCTCCTCTCATACACTGAGGCGAAGATTGGCCAGACTGCCGAGGCGACCAATGCGTACTGGGACACAGCGATAAAGGCTGTGACCGGGGTGTCTTCGGATACGTTGGTTACGACGATCTCGTCGGCACTGGCGTCTGCTGATATGTCGGGTGCTGGGGACGCGGTGGCGACGAATATTAAAGATTCGGTGGCCTCGGCTCTCCGGAATATGATGATCAGTAACCTGGTCAACTCTGCGATCATGCCGATTATTCAGCCGGCGATGCAGCAGATTGTATCCGGGATGCTCAATGGGTCGATGAGTGTTGATCAGATGGCGTCGATCATGTCGCAGGCTACGGCCGTTGCCGATCAAGTTGCCCCGATGGTCGATCAGCTTGCGTCAGCATTTGACCAGGCTGGAATCTCCGTAAAGACCGCTTCGGATTCGACGGCGGCTCTGACGACGTCGACGTCCGCTCTTACGGCCGTCCAGAATGAGCGCTACGGTCTTGAGACGACGCTGCTGCAGCTTCAGGGGAACACGGCCGCACTCCGCCAGCGTGAGCTTGCTGCTTTGGATCCGACCAACAGGGCGATCCAGGAGCAGATATACGCTTTGCAGGATCAGCAGACCGCCCTCGATGCGGCGACTTCGGCCGCTCAGGAGGCCGCTCAGGTGCAGCAGTCAATTGCTCAGGAGCGGTACGGTCTTGAGACGACGCTGTTGCAGCTTCAGGGCAACACGGCCGCTCTTCGGCAGCGTGAGCTTGCGGCGTTGGATCCGACCAACAGGGCGATCCAGGAGCAGATATACGCTTTGCAGGATCAGGAGGCGGCACTCGAATCATCAACGGCAGCCACAAAGGATGCTACTCAGGCGGCGCAGGCGGCTACGGCTTCGGCTCTTTCCCGCTTGAAGTCAAGCCTTGATGCGGAGAAGGCTGCGCTGCAGACCACTTATACGACGGCGACGAAAGCGATTAATAGCCAGCTTGACCTGGTTAATAGTAATGTCCGGAAGTTGACGGCTCTGGGCTCTTCGCTGACGTCGACGATTGACAGTATGAGCTTGTCGGGTGCTGAGTATGGCACTCGCCTGGCCGCTCAGGCAGAGATCTCGGCGGCGGCTCTTCAGGCTCGCACGCTTGGGCAGTTGCCTCTCGATGGTCAGTTGGCGTCGGCAATGTCGATCGTCACTCGTGATGCTTCGGCTCTGTACGCTTCGTCGGTAGATTATCAGCGTGATTTCTACCGGACTCGCGCGGATCTGAACGCGATCAATTCGGTTGCCTCGACGCAGTTGTCGGCGGCGGAGGTGCAGGTGTCGCTCTTGCAGGATCAACTTACGGTGATGCAGTCGTCGTATGATCAGCAGGTGCAGACCTATGACGCGATCTACAACACTGCTC